GTGCGGAAGTAGCGGCACCGCTTCAGCCGCTCAACTGCCGCCAGGGCCTCGTCCAGCCAGCCGGGTTCCGCCAGCCGCTGCACGGCCTTGGGATGCGGGTTGACCGGCTTCCACGTCGTGCCGGGCCCGGCGTTCCATGCCTTGCGGAGCGTCTGCCATGCCGCCTTGTCGAATCCCTCGCGCGGTAGAGGAGGAAGTTCTTCTCTTCTCTCGTCTTCTCTGGTCCGGGTCTTTGCCGGACAGGGTTGCGTGGGTGTGTCCGGTTCGTTGCCGGACACGGCTTCTTGATCGCGGGCAGCCGCCTTTCGGGCCGCATCTAGGGCCCTTTGTTTGGCGGTTTCCGAGTTGTGTCGATCCCAGTTCGGAATGACAATTCCGCCCTGGTCGTGATCGAGCCACCCGACACTGACAAGCGCCGCGGCGAACCCGGAATGTCCAACGATCTCGTCTACCAAATCGTCCGTCTCGTCGGCCACGCGGCCGTTCCGAGAGTGACGGTCAAACCAACTCCATAGCCGGAACAGCTTCCCGTACACGTCGTCACGGGTGACGCCGCACGCTCGAGCAAGCCGCCGGATCTCCGGGGCGTCGATCAGATCGTGGCGGAATTTAATCCAGCTGCCGGCCATCCGTGGCCTCCTGCATGAATGTGCGCCGGTCGGCCTCAGAAGCCTTTGCCCAGAGCTTGCGTAGTTGATCAAGAACGCCGGGTACCTTCACGATGCCGGCGGCAATGGCTGCCTGGCGGACGCTTGTGAACTCGCCAGCCTCGTAGCGGTCGATCCAGTCATCACCGAGGCGTGCGAGCCGACGCAGGAGGTAGGCGGACTGATTGCTACCCTTGCTCGTCCTCATGTTGCCATTGGCAACATGACGACCCTGTACCACGCTCTTTTTCTGCTCCCGTCCACGCTGAGACTCCAGAAACTTCACCGCCTTGTCGTGTCCTTTGCACAGGTCGATCAGCCGGCCGATGTCGCAGCCAAGCCCATCGGGTAGAGGATGCGTCGCAAAGTCGGAGAACTCGGCGAACGCATCGCGTCCGCGCGGCTTGAGCTTGTCCCATAAGCGTCCTTTGCCGATCTTCAGCACCATCTTCGGCAGAGTCTCAAGGAACTGACCGCCGTGTATAAGCGCGTGCTGCGCAGCTCGCACGACCGTTTCAGCGTCTTCGCTCATGCGTATTCCTCCTTCATGTTGCGGAGGATTTCCAAACGCTGATCAAGACCATCTGCCCCGCGGTTGTGCTCAATCCATTTCTGCCCGTTCTTAACGCCGCGCGGAACGCTCTGCCTCCTATTCACTTCTGCGTGAACGTGGTTGACGCTTGGGAAATCGTCAGGACAGGCTTTAGCCACAGAGAACGCCAGCGAGTTGCATTGACTCCGCAGCTCTTTGCATCGAACGTTCATCGGCGGCTCCGCCACCGCGCACGCCGTGTCGGCCACCGACGAGCGACTAATGATGCGGGCTAGGTCTCCGACCGGGTACGCTGGAAACTCAGCGGCAATCGCCTCAGCCCGCCGCACTGAATCGTCTTCAAGGCTAAACAGGTCGCCAGACATCACCAGGCTTCCGCCCTCGCCAACGACGCTGACCGTCTGAACCATCGGGCGGTCTTCGTTGTCGCGATTAGCAACATCGTCAGCCCGGCGACGCTCTTCGGCCTGCTGGATACCAACCTTGGCTTCCTGCTCAACCTGGCTAGCAAACAGACGGAACGCCGGAACGTCAGGCATGACCATGACGGCGTACTGCGAACTGCCCTTTCCTCGCTCCCAACGCACGTACCGACCAACCACCTGACGCAAATACATCTCGGACGAGATGTTGCTGAGATAGCCGCCAACCCGACACCTCGGGATGTCCACGCCTTCACCAAACTGCTTGATGCTGACGATGAACCGGTCGGACGGATCGCGAGACTCGCAAAACCTCTTGATTGATTCCGACACACCTGGCACGCCGTGGTGAATAACCAGCGGATTGTGGCCCGTGATGTGACGCACAACTTTGGCAATCTTGTTGACGTACTTGTCGTCGGAATCGTTGTGCCCAGAAGACTTGCAGTGGATTCCACAAGCAGCCAATCGGTCCCCGGCCTCGATCATCTGAGTCAGTTCACTCCAGCAATCCGTGATAATGTCGCGAACAGCGTCTCCGTCCGGGACGAGACCAGACTGCAGCCAAGATCCGTAGTCTTCGCCGCACTTTGACCACAGACACTCTTCAGCGGCAGAGTCGGTTGACCACTTGCGAACTACGCGGGCATCGCGAAGGCGAAACATCACACGGCGGCATACGCCGTCAGCGATAGCTTGCGAGTACGTGTACGCATACTGTGGGACGGCAAACCCAAGGTTGTCGTACGTGACAAACGGAATCGGATTGCCATCTGAACGAAACGGCGTGCCGGAAAGAGCGAGCACTCGTGACGCTACACCGCCAACCTCTGCTACTCCGTGGCCCCAAGAAGCGTTTTCGGAACAGTGGTGGATCTCGTCAGGGACCAGCAACACGCTGCATCCGTTTTGAGCCCACGTCTTAATCGTGCTCGACAAGCCTGGAAGCTGCGCGTACGTGACAGCGGCCCCGTCATATGCAGCCGGAACGGCATCGCCAGACGAGATCCTAGTTGTGAGGTTCAGCCCGTCCGACAAGTGAGCGCTCGATGCCCACTGGTCCTTGATTGCATCCGTGGGGCAGGCCACGACCGCAAACTTCTTGCGATTTGATCGCTTGTGGATTGCGATTACGCGAGAAGCGAAACGAGTCTTTCCCGACCCTGGGCATGCGCAGCTAAGGAACGGACCATCAGTCGCCAAGTACCGCTCCAGCGCATCTATCTGCCAATCACGTAGACCGTCGAACTCGTTGAACATCAGTCTTTCTCCTGTGACAACCCCGGCACAAAGCTCGGGCGTTATAAATCTGAGTGACGCCTCCGTCGGCCCACTCCTCTGCATGATCACACTCCCATCCGCGGACCAACTCGGCTCCGCACTCCTCGCATTTTCCGCCAGCCTTCAAGTACGCATCCCTTCGCTGCGACCTACTGAATGACCGTTGGCTGTCTCGGTTCATCGATTTCACTCTCGGCCGCACGTCAACGAGACGCCGCCAATTACGAATTGAAGTCGCTGAACTTCTTTGACTCTCGCTGTCGCGGGCACAGTTGCAGCGTCGTAGTCACGCAGAATCGTGGTTTTCTTTTTTTTCTTCGTGGCGGGAAGTACTTCGCCGCCATGCGTTGAATCTTTCGCGCGCGAACATCAGCTACGATGCCCGCGATCGCAGCATCAAAATCAAGGCAGTTCATCACGCCACCCTCCAAACGCTCGCGTTCCGTTTCGCCGCCGTCTTCCGTGTCCCGGCCTCAACCACCAGGCCACGTCGCACAAGTTCGATCCGCCGTGGTCGCGCCGTGCTGGGGTTCATCGCCAATCCGGCTGCGATCTCTTCGTCAGTCGCTGGCCCGTGGTCGCGGATGTACTCAAGCACCAGGCGGTGCAGTCGGTTGAGCGTTTGCGGCGTCAGCGAGTCCGCAGCTGCGGCGCTGGTGGCAGAGCCGTTGACGCTGGGGGCTCGCGGGGCGAACAGCGGGCCGTAATCAACGGCGGCGGGGTAGTAATCGCTCATCACGCATCCTTTCGTGTGTTGGCCCGTGTCGCTGGGCTGCGCCGGTGGTTACGTCGCCACTCCCGGTGGGCGATCCCTGCGGCTGCAGCAAAGCCGCTATGGCAAGGATGTGCCGCCCGCCATCAACCGTCGCACGTCCAATCTGGCTTGTAGGAAATAGGCTCTGGCCTCGGCTGCCGTGGCTCGTACTGCTCCAGCCTCGCCAGCACAGCCGCATATGCATCGCGCCACCGCGCCGCTTCCAAGTTCTGTGCCTTGGTTTTGGCTCCCAAATACCTCACAAACTCAGCCGAACTCTCCCAGCCGTGCCGCAGCAGGAATTCAGCGATTACGTCGGCGTCAATCGTGCAGGGTTCAGCAATCCTTTGCATGTCGTGGCCCTCAGTCCCGTGCATGTGCTTCGGCTTCGATCTCTTGGGCGTCGAAATGCTCAACGCCGCTGTCTTCGGCGTCCACCACTGGCGCCGTCAGTCGCGCCACCTGCGCCCGGGCCTGGTGGACGTTCACCGCCACGTTCATCTGCGGGCGCGTCCGATCCGCTTCGTCTGGATCCACGATGCCGCTGAACCCGAAGGCGTAGCGAATCGCCTGTATGGTGGCCTTGTGCCGCAGCATGCGCCCGGGCCATTTCTTCCACGGCTCCGTGCCCTGCCGGCACTCGGCCAGGTACTCGGTGACTTCAATGGGGTGGCTGCGATCCTTGCGGTACACACGGGCCGTGATCGCCACCAGCTGCCCGTTGGCGTCCAGCTGGTCCCGGTGTTCGATGCCGTCAAACTGCGGGTGGTTGTTGGCCATCGTGATCCAGCCATCGATGCCAACGATTGGCTGGATCCCGCCGCCCCGTGTTGGGAAGGCGTAGATCTCCTTCGTGACGGGGTTCAGCCCGTACTCATTGGCCACCAGCAGGAAGGCGGCGAACTGTTCGGGCGTTGCACCCTTGCACCCGCAGGTGTCACGCACGGTGGCCTCGAACGCCTTCGGTTCCATTCCGAACTTAGAAGCCATCGTCAGCAGAATGCTTTTGCGATCCTGCGGCTGTGTTGCAATCGTCGTACTCATGGTTTTCCTTTCTGTGGTTCCCTTTCTGAAACTGCCCGCCCGGCGTCCAATCCCGGCGGGGATCCAATCGCCTCCTGCACCCGGTTCCACCGGGGGATTCCTCCTAGTGCGTGATGTCGGCCGGCGAGACATAGACCCAGCCGCCGCCGATGTTCACGGCGATCCTGCCGTCATCGCCAATCCACTCCACCTGGCCGGTGAACCGGCGGCCGGCGGCCACGCCGCTGATGGTGTCTCCTACAGCCGGCTCAAGTGCCGGCGGCGGGGTGTGCTGCGTCATTCCGTTGACGGCACCGGCGTATTCGCGTTCGTGAGCGTCCATGCTTGCGTTCTCCCTAGGTCGGTAATTCACTTCCAAAAGAAAACGGAGATGACCGACACCAAATCAAACACGGCTTGAGCGGCCGGCGTTTCCGTGCCCAGCTGCTGGCCCAAATGCACCAAGGAAAGGGCCGTAATCCAATCGTTCCATCCGTGAATCTTCATGCCGTTCTCCGTGACGTTGCGGGGTTGTATTTCATTGGTCGGTAATTCGTCAACCCCATCTGAAGAAGATTTTTCCAGCGAAATTTCACGCTGCAGAAAAGCCCTTTGGCGGCTTCCCGCCAAGCTTGCCGGCGCTTCGCATCTTTGCCCGGTGCGCCGCCAATCGGCGGACTTCATCAGCGTCGTAGACGTAGCTGCAATACCCCAGCCGGCGGGACCAAATCGTTTTATCCCGGGCCAACTGGCGGATACGGGACATTGAACACCCGTAGGCCCGTGCGGCCTCTTCGCAGCTGCATAGGTTGCGGTTGGTGGTGAATGCCACTTGCATGCTCCAGAGGTTAGCGAGCATGGCAACCGCTGGGAAGCGGTGGCCACACCTGTTTGCCTTTGAGCGGCGCCGCGCGTAGCGTGAACTAGCGGGCACCGTTCTTGAATGGAGCGGAGTCCAGTATAGGTAGAAATCGGGCGAAAAGCCCAAACGGAAAGGACGGATCCCGCCCGGCCAAAACCCAAAGAGTGGGGCATATTCTGGTGGCGGACCCACCAGAGAGGAGTACTCACCATGTTGCTGTCGGACTTGTTTTCTGCGGAATATTCGCCGCTGCGCCGCCTGAGTCAGAAAACCATCAACTGCTACGAAGTGACGTTCAGACACTTTGGCCGATACCTGGGCGGCCCGCCAAAACTGGAGCATTTGGCCGATTTGCCGGTTGCCCGGTTCCTGGCGGCGCGCGAGCGTGAAACCTGCCGGGCCACCGCCGCCCGTGATCGCGTGCAGCTGCTGGCCTTGTGGCGGTATGCCGCCCGTAAGCGGCTTCCCGGGCCCGAGGGAAAGCCGCTGGAATGGCCCGAAGTCCCGTTAATTCGGGCCCCCAGCCGCACGCCCGTGGCGTACACGTCCACGGATGTGGCCGCCCTGATCCGCGAGGCCCGCCGGATGCCGGGGGAAATCCACGGCACGCCGGCGGGGATCTGGTGGTCAAGCCTGCTTCTAGTGGCGTGGGAGTCAGGGGAACGGATTGCCGCCCTGATGGCGTTGCAATGGCGGGAGGTTGATCTACCGGGCCTGCGGGTGACGTTTCGGGCGGAAACCCGCAAAAACCAGACCCGGGACATAAGCCGCCAAATTTCGCCCATGACGGCCGAACTACTGGGCAGCCGTTCACGGGTCAGCATCCACCGGGTGTGGCCGTGGAACCGCTCCTATAGCGTCCTGTGGACACGTCTCAAGGGGATCGCCCGGCGGGCCAACGTGGAATACAGGGGATTCCACGGCATTCGCAGGGCCTCGGTGTCTTACGTTGAGGCTGCTTGCCCCGGGGCAGGGCAGCGGTTTGCCGACCATTCGTCCCCCAGCATCACGCAGAAGTCTTACCTAGATCCAAGGATCGTCCCACAAGGTCCGTCTGCACCGGATATCCTGCCCAAGCTAGATTTGCCGCTTGATCCCTAAACCCTCCTCCGCGTGGCGCGTGGATTTCGCCGGAATTTCCGGCACAAAACGACGCTGCCCCGGCTGGAGGTAACCGGGGCAGCGCGGCGCGGCGGAAAGGGGACGCACACGCTATTTGCGGGGGTATTTCTTGGTGCGGTCAGCGGCTGCGGCACTCCTCGTAGCAGCTGCCATAGCCGGCGATGTCCACGCCGCCGTCAGTCGTTGGCATCGGCCCGCGAAGCCTGGCAACCTTGTCCAGCACCATGACCAGTGCCCAATCAGCGGCCGTAAATGCCGTTCCAAACGCTGCGTTGACAAGTTCCGCCGTGCGGCCAAAGTGTTCAATGGGCGCGCCGTACTTCCTGTGTCGGTCGCGCACCGCATCAAGAGCCGATTGCAACGTCTGCTCGGCAACCGTAATCGTTTCAGCCGCCGGCACTGGTGGCGGGTTAAACGCCGGCTGGCACACCGGCCGCTCTCCTTCGCAGCAGCCGCCAGCCAGCCGGGTTTCCACGGCCTGCCGCAGGGCAGCGTTGCATTCCTCTAGTGTCGCGCTCATTTTTTTCCCTTTCTCAAATCCCTGTCGCAATAGATCGGCATGGCCTTCGTCACCTCCTGCCGGCCGTGATCAATGACGATGGCGGCCTGGCAGGGCGCCTCGTAGGCCGCCTTGATTCGCACAGCGTACGCAGAGTGTCCAATCACGCTGCCGTTGCTGACGTACCGCCCTGCCCGGCCCCAGCTGAACTGGTGCCAGTGGCCCAGGCACGTCAGGTCCGCCCGTTCCGTGGCATCCCAAGCGGCAATGGATTTATTTAGCGGCACATGGATTCCGCCGATGCCGCCCTGGTAACGCACGGCATGCCCGTGATGGAACCGCACTCGGAACCCGTCGAGATCCACATAGTTGAGGTAGCCGGTGCCCACCTGCCAACGAACGTTTGGTTTGGTTTCGCCGGCCGCCAGCGTCAAATACAAATGCTGCTCGAAGCTGTGCTCCATCTCCGTGCCGATCCGCAGCTTCTCCGTAGATCGCCCGTGGTTGCCGCTGTTCGTGGCGACCACCACGCTGCCCGCCTGGTCGGCTACCGTGTCAATAAATCCACGCAGCCGCTCGCCAATCCAACGGGTGGCAGCCAACGGCGCCAGCTGCGCCATTTCCGCCGTATCGTCGTGGATGTGGCCGCTCAGGAAATCACCGCCCAGCCAGACAACCACCCGATCGATACGGGCCAGCTGCCGTTCGTGATCAAGCAGGTTAAAAAACCTCTCCTGCAATTCGTCAAGCCGCGATTGACATACGTCAAGCGAATACGAATTGAGCCCGTTGACGGTCGCCGGATCTACCCTTTCCTCACAATGCACGTCTGACAGCAGCACCACCATGGTGGCGGCGTGTTTCGCGCCCTTGACACTTTTGGTCAAGGGCTTGCCGGCCGGCTTGATCCCACGCAGCTGCAGCAGCGAATCGGCCCGTGCCCGTTCGGCGTCGATTGCCGATAGCGCGGATTTGTACCGGCCTCGGAGGTTCGCTACCTCGGAACGCAGCCGAGCCAGTTCGGCATCGGCCGCCAGACGTTCGGCGTCGTGCACGTCGGTGATCAGGGTTTTTCGAGCCAACGCTCCACCCCCGATCTGCCGATCTTTATGCCCCGTGCCTGCAACGCATGCGAAAGCGCAATTGCCGTGGCGGTCTTCGTGCCCAGTTCTCCCCGGGCCCATGCCGCCTTGACGGCGTTAGCCTCGGCCAGCAGGTCCGCCGGAAGGCGTTCGTTCCAAGGGGCAAACCCCCGGTGCTTGGGGATTCGCTCCCGGGTGGCATCAAGGAGCGTCGGGGCGCTTGCCTTTGGATTTGCCATTCGACTTCCCTTTCGTTGGCTGGTTGCGGCGCAGGTAAATCATGCCGTCATCATCTGGGATGCCGCCGCCGGTTATGTGTTCGTCATCGTCTAGGTCAATGTCGAACTGCGGCGCCGTCGCCTTTGGTTTTGTTTTTTTGGCCACGGCGTTTCTCCTGCCAGCGATCGTTCCACAGCCGTCAACCGAAGCGGGCTTTTTCACAGGCGGCCCTCCTGGCGTTGGCGGCAGTCAGCCGGCCGCGCTTACGGGCTCCAGGAGGCCGCGATTGGTGCCGGGGTTGCGCGCCATCGCGTCGGCAATCGCAGCTATATCCTCGTCAGACACAGGAAACGGGGCGACGGCATTAGCGACCCCGTTCGCCGCCCGCTCGACGGCTCCACTGATGACAGCACCGACAGCGTCCAGATTGTTGGCTCGCTGCTGGCAGCCGCAGTCCCCGCCGGCCAGCCGCGATACCCGCTCGGCCGTGATGCCGACGAACGACAGGCCGGCAGACAGGGCGGAGCCGATTCGTAGCGGCGGCACGGCGATCCTCCTTTCGGCCTGTGTGCGAGCGGTCTGCTCGGCCATTTCCCAGAGTGTGCGGCAGACGCGATGCGTCGGAAGGCGGCGAGCACGGTAGCCGCAACGTCCACACCGCAACGAGTCCGCGTCAAACTGGCACAGGTCATTTTTCATCGCTCCCATTGGGGTCTCCGTCCTGCGAAATAAGCACGCGGTGCGGAAAATAATACCCCATTAGAGGGTGCCCCATCGACGCCATGAGAAAAGAACTGACTGCCACCTGCCGCGAAAACCGGCTAGAGTTGGCAGTTACGGACACCACAGCATCCTGTCCAGGCGGGTCTACGCTCAACGTAACGTCCCCGCCTTCCGCCGGCAGCGTATCTGGGTCTGCGACAGCCGACAACGTAATCGGACTAGGCGGCGTTCCATAGGTAACGCTGTAACTTTTTGGAACGGCAGTATAGTTAACACCCTGCATTTTCCACGCGTCGTCTGGGTTGGCACTTAACATGCGCCCGAATGGTTCAACAACCTGACCCGTTACGAATAGCTGCTCAATCCATGGCCCGCAGCGAGTAACTCGCTCTCGCCTGAGAATAATAAATCCCGAAAAGACGCCATAGCTTTCATCAGCAAATGGTATGTCTACATCGGCTGAATACGTTTGAGAAAAACAGTCGTGAGCGGCTCCACCTCGCATGGCAGTTAGCGCGTATGTGCCCGCTGGCAGCGTTGCCAGAGTCGGCCGAGGAATAACGTCTACCAAATTCCATGCCGTCGGGTAGGATGGGTAATATTCCGGCGCATACCAGTAGCGTATATCGTCATCCAGCGTTGCCGTCGCCGTGTCGGGCGGACATTCGTCCGTAAAGAAATCTCCGAATCCCCATAATGGGGCGCACGGCGTTCCCGATTGCGCGCTGTTCGTAGCTGTGCCGCCGTTGAATGAGGCGAGTTCCCCGGTTCCAAAACTGGCATACGTTCGGCACGGCCCGTTTTCCACCGCCCACAGCATATCTCCACAGAAAAACTGTTCGACATTAACTAGGCGGGTAAAATTAATGCCTTGGTCTGCGGTAGTAAGGCCGCACGCCTGATAATTGCCGACGTAGTGCGATTGCCCAGCGAAATTAACGGCAAAACTTTGAGACGTACTGTCGAGCGCTACTAGAGGAAACGACGCCGTGAGGCTGTCTGGCGTAGTAGATTCTATTGCGTAAAACTTTCCGGGCCTGAATATGACAACCGTTTTGTCTGGCCCCAGTCTGCCCCATCCGTCCTCTGGTCTGCCTTCGCCAGTGCCGGCACTTAAATCAACCACATCACCAACGGTCGGATCGGTAGGGAAGCTCGGCGTAGAAAATCGAATTGGGGAACCGATTGTGTATTCGTCTTCGCTGTCAATTTCCGCAGATGCCACCTCCCAGAATTTCTCGCCGTGCGACGAAATCTCCTGGAGCGTAATAATGATTGGCACAGGCGGTGGGGCCGTTGGCCCGCCGGTTCCGTCGTAAGCGTTTACAGTTGGCTCAACGCGGTCGACTCCGCAACCGTCAAATGTGATTTCGTATTCAATTGTGGGCGGAATTATTTCCAGCGCCAAGGCAGCGCCCATGCGGTCAAAGAGCCGTTGCCCACACCATGCCGTCGGTGGATTTACAGTTACCGTCCATTCGTCTTCTGTAACGGTGTTTCGCCCAGTTAAAAATCCAGTGCCATCAAGAAACGCGGCGACAACCGCTGGATCGGTGGACGCAAACACAAGCTCCTCGCCGCGTGTTGGCTCGGTCGCATAGCCAGGAAACACAACAGTCCAGGGCGGTATCGTCAAAACTCCGTCTACCTCCTCAACTAGCTGATGCGGATACCCGCTGCCATCCGTTTGCACCTCCGTTAGGTTCGGAACCTTGATTGAAAAACCCTTCATCGGCATGGTCCAACGATTTTGGGGCGAGTAGAAATGATCCGACGCGCTCCCGCGTTCAATCCGATCTCCGTGGTCGGGATCGGTTGTCCTCACGAAACGCAGGCAACGCCCGCTGCAACACTTGCTGCACGGCGACCCGAGCATAAACCCGACCGGATAGAGGCTGGCGGCGGCCGTCAGGATCATCCAAGCCAACAGGCTGATCGGTTCGGCGTCCATTAGCACTCCGCAGCGATTACATACCAGCATCCGTTGCCGTGCTTGGCAACGCTACAAAACTTGTTGGCCGGGACATCGGCGTACAGGTTCCGTGCGTCAATCGTTACGCCTGTGGACTGCGATTCGCTGCCGCATTCGCCAGATTCCCACACGTCTACCGTGCGAGACGTTCCCTTTGACCAAGTGGATGCGCCAGACTTACACAGACGAACCGGGCTTCCGGTTGTCGGCATCGGGTGTTCAAACGTCAGGCCCGGCTGATTTCGATTGCCGCCCTCAACCGTTCGTACGGTTTTGGCGATCCGCTGCGCTGATGATCGAGAAAACTTTACAAAATCGCCGCCGCCACCTTTGGCGCCACCAGATCCTGCGCCCTGGCCCATGCGTCACCCCTCAATAATGGAGATCAGCAGTTTGGTGCCGGTCACGTTTGATTGAGCGGCGTAGGTGCCCGGCTCAAGACGCCCCACGGCAGCTTCTCCACCTTGCAGCCGCACGCACGGGACCAACGCGCCGGCCGACAACTGCCCGAACGATACTGCGGCCGTGCTCACCGTGGACAAATTGCGAGCAAAAAACAGCCCCACGGAAGACATTGTGGCAGTGGAGATTGCCGCCGTGCTGGCGGCATTCGTGCCGGGCGTGATGGTCTGCGTGTTGATGCCGCTGCTGCTGCAGCTGGCCGTAACGCCAGAAGCGATAAACGTCTGATTTAGCGATCCTTTTTGCACTTGTGCATTGATTGACCAAGTGAGGTCTGCCATTGAAATCCTTTCACGTTGTGGGTGGCGTGCCGAAATAGGTGCTGAAATTGACTGCCGCCTGCGTTCTCCTTGTCAGCAGCAAGGGCGGATTGGCTTCGCCTGGGCTTGACGTGTCGAGCGTTCCATTGGAATTCAGCGGTTGCGGATTGCTGGCGGGAAGTTTTTCAGTCTTGCTTTCATTCCAGACCCACACCCGGCGACGTTCGCCCGATTGCAAATAATTCCAGCCGACGTTCGGGATCAGCAGGGCGTGCCCGTCAGGCCGGTAGGTCAACTCAACTTCAACCTGCCAGTAACGTATTTCCGAGCCGTTAACGACTTCCACGGCCGGCTGGCCGCTGATGCCGTCGCATCGCCAGGTATAGGCCGCCCCGCCGCAATACGTTGAATCGTTAACCGCATTGGTAACGGAAGCGGCGATTGCGTAATCGAACGTGGGTCGGTTTCCAGATATGTGGGCTTTTAGCACCGACAGGTCAGTGGTGACGCCTTCAAAGAAATCGCCAGCGCTATTTGTTAGCGCCCGCTTGTCTCCGTTGCCAGTGCCGGCGTAATACCACAGAGCCGGAACCGCCATGCCGCTAGTGGCAAACTTCCAAATGTCTGGCCGGGAAAGCGGGTTCGGGTCAAGATCTTTTTGTTTTGGGACTTCGTAATCCCACTTCACCAAATAATGCCAGCGGGATCCGTTGTAGTTTTCGACTGCGGTCGTAAACGCCCTTGCCCACCCAAAATCTGGGTGCGGATCCAGCCACGCCACAGGAGTCGCCTGCAAAATTTCACTTTGCGTGGTGGTGGGATCGTCAACCTCAACCACCCACTGCCGCGAATAGGCGGGCGGTTCTCCAAACTTCTGCGAAGCCGAAACGGTCGCCAGCTCTGTGTATTTGACAATGCCCATTACGCAGCCGCTCCAAGGATTTCAATTGGCGCCTGCTGCAACGCCTTGAGGGCGGCAACGGCCTCGTTGAGCTTGGCCGTTTGCTTGCGGTTCTCCTCAAGGGCCGGATCTTCCCGGCCTGTTGCCAACGCCAGGTACTGCGCCATGCCTTCGCTAGAGCGTATGTCGTTGCCCTGCAGGGCCTCGTTTGATTTCATGCCTAGCTGGCGTTCGTTTTCGGCCTTGTACTCCGACGCAGACGCAACGTTTTCTTCCGCATTGGAAATTTCCTGCGCTCTCTTTTTCTTCGCGTTTTCGATGCGTTTGGCTTCCGCTTCGGCCTCTTTGGCGGCTTTTTCGGCCGCAGCTTTTGCTTCCTTCGCGGCCTTCTCCTCGTCTTTTTGTTTTTTGTCCGCGGCTGCTGCAGCCTCTCGGGCAGCGTTCTTGTCGGCCGCCTGTTGCTCGCGCTCACGCTGTCGCTGTGCCTTGGCTTCGGGATTGTTCATGCGCTCACGCGCTTTTTGCACAGCACGGCCGGCAGGTCCGGTCGTTTGCTGGCTGGCGTCTTCTCCAAACACGGCACGACCGGCGGCAGACGCAGCGTTGCCGGCAGCGTCTGCCATTTCCTTGGTGTTTTTATCGGCGGCGGCGCTAGCGTTTTCCTTGAGCGTTTTTCCCACGGACTCCAAATCGGAACTGACCCACGACCCAAGTCCCTCCAGGAACGCACCAAGGCCAACCAGCAGCACGTTGGCGCCGGCCTCAAACGCATTAAATATGGCGCGCAGACCTTCCATGACCGCCGTAAACGCATTGGCCACAAAATCGAACACGGCCCCAACTTCGGCAAGACTCAAGCCAAATTCGTCAAAACCGGCCATGGCGTTGTCAAAAATGCCGGCAAGATAGTCGGCCACATCCAACAAGGCGTTTGAAATCACATCGGCCACGCCGCCGCCTTCGCCGCCAGCTGCATTGAACTGTTCCACAAACGCCAGCAGGTCGTTTGCTAGGCTTTCAACCACCGGAGCCAGATTTCCCAAAACGTTTCCAGCAATACCCGTCATTGTGGCGTTTACCATGTCCAAAGCGTCGTTCATCGACGCAATCGCATCGACTTGATCCGCGCCGACAATTGCGCCAAGGCCACGCATCCGCTCTTCGACTTCGGCAATGTTCTGAGACATCAGCGGCAACAATTCCACGCCACTCCGACCAAAGATTGCCACGGCCGCCGCCGCCCGTTCGGCTTCCGTGGGCAGTGCCGAAATGGCCGCCTGTATCGCCGTGAACTGGTCTTCCGGCGACATGGCCCTTAGTTGCTCAAATTCGAGCCCCAGCCGTGTAAATGCTTCCGTGTTGCCGCTTTCCCCGGCTTGGCCAATAGCCACAGCCAGCTTTTGGACGGCCGTGGTGATGTCATCCACGCCAGACAGCTTTGCCGCAAACTGCAACGCCTGCAGTGACTCAACACCGATTCCTGTCCGCTGGGACAAATCGTTGAGTGAATCAACCGACGCAGACACGTCAGCCGCAAACCCCAAAGCAGACCTACCGGCAGACATAAAAGCGTTGGCGGCCATGCCGATGCCCTTGGCAACGGCCGCACCAATCGCAATGTTCTTGATCATCGACACGTCGTTGGCGGTTTGCCTGGCTTGACGGCCGAATTTGTCCAACGCCTTGGCCGCCTCATTGGATCCAGACGTAACACCGCCGGCAGACATGCTCGCGCGCATTGCCAAAGCCAACGTTGTTGCCATACGTCACCGTTTTAGCTTTGACAGTTCTGCTGCGATTTCTGCGGCCGACATTGGCGAGCGTTCAATCGGCATAAAATCTTCTTCCTTGGGAACTCGCTTTGTGTGCGGCGCTAGCACTGCCGATGTCAGTCTTGCCGTTTGCCGCCACTCTCCACCCAGCGGATTTACAAAACGATGAAACGCCATCCACTGCCGATATTCGGCCACGTCCATCCGTTGCCCTAGTTCCCGCACCGTCATGCCCAAGTGACCGGCCAACAGCAGCGGGAAAGCGTCCAGCGGCCGGTCTTTTAGTTTTTTCCGATGTCCTTGATTTCGTTGTCATCCAAGTCGTTGTGCCGCTGGGCAATTTTGAACAGCCGGGAACACACCTTGCCGGAAAGCGGCTTGAGCTGCTCGCTGGTGAACAGCGGTTTGCCAGATTCGTCCACAAGCACCCTTGACAGGTACTTGGTGCGGTAATCGTCCACTCCTTCGCCCTTCGATCGCAGGCACTCCAGTTCCCACGCCTGCAAGTCGCCAACGGGCAACGAGCGAATCCACACGCTGCAGCCCCATTCGAGAACGTCCACTTTCAAAGCGTTGGCCTGATCGGCCGCCTGTATCTGTTCAGCTAATCCCATTTACGCCCCAATTTTAAAAGTGGCTTGATATTGCTGGAGTTCGCCAACGGCAGCGTTCCAACCCAGAGACTCAAAAATAGTCTTGCCAAACGACCAGCTGGCGTTTGGCCCATTGATAGATAGCGAACCAGTCAAGCCGACGTTGGTTATCTGCATTCCGTTGGCAAGTCGCACGCCCACGGTCACGCTGCCGTAATCAACGTCTGCAGCGGAATAGATTTTCCCGCTTTGGCGGGTGGCACTGCGTGGCGTAACTTCCACGACATCGGCGGACATGCCGTCCACCGACACGGAAACAACTTCGCCCAGCGTTACGCCATTCCAAACGACGGTAAACCCTTGGGATACATTCGCCACGGCCGCACCCTGGCGTTACTTCACCTTGAAGGTGGCGTTGCCCTTGACCAGTTCGCCCACGGCGTAGGTAATGCTGGAAGCTGAAACTGTCGCCGTGTAGGAGGTTCCGGCAAACGACAGCGTTCCATTGGCGCCGATGGCCGGGGCCGTTGAGCCGTAGTAGTCCACCGTAATTTCGTTGTCCACCAGTGCGGGCGACTGGTAGGTCTTGTTGGCGCCGCTGGCCAAGTTGAGGTGCGACGTTTCCAGCAGATCGCCGCCGTACGTCACGCCCACGTTGGTGGCGGTGTACGTCGAGCCCGAAAACACAAAATTGTTGCCTTGAGAATCGGCTGGCATGGGGCGCTCCTATGTGCGGGGATACATGGAAAATACCCCTGCGGGGATGAGCCCTTGCAGTCACGGGCCGGCAGCTGCGGCCTTGGCGGCCTTTTTCTTGGAATACTCCTCCAGTTGCTTCATGGCGTTTACTAGACCCTGCCGCAATTCCTTTTCCAGCCTACTTGCCACCGCACCCCGAACCTGCATCCACGTTCGCGCAACCGGGTGCTGCGCCCGAATCGCCGGCAAGATGACGGCCTGGCCGCGTGGAGCCGCTTTAAAAAACGCCTTGGGATACTTGGGCGACGATTGCACAACCTTGCGGCCTCCCTTGACCATCCGCTGCCGTTTAAGTGTGAACGGCCCGAGGCTGTCGTAGCTGGACGCAATCACATATTTACGCAATTTCGAAGGCTGGTTGATGCGCCGTTCTTTGGTTCCGAACTCAATCCAGAACTGATGAAACGCACGATCTGGCCCCTTGCGAACCTTGCCGCCTTGTGCCGACTGGGATTTGCCGGTTCCGGGTTTCACATAGCCAACAATCGCAGCGCCGGTTCCTGTCTCTGCATACCGCACGGATTTGATCTTTACGGCCCGGGCTAGGTTCCCGGTAGGCCCCTTGGGGGAATTAGCCTTTAGTGCCGCCACGGCTGGAGACATGGCGCGTTTCAATGCGGCGCCCTGCGTAATCGCAGACAACCCCTTCGGCAGTTTGCGGAATCCTTGCCGCAATTCCTCAATATCTGGGAACTCAAATTTGAGTGCCGTTGTGGACATTAGGTCGCCTCGAAGACGCGAAAATCAAACGTCTGCGACACGTTGTAGAACGGCAGCATTTGATCATCTTGCGGCATGTCTACGCCGTCTGCCTCGCTCTGCAGAATTGTTCGCTGGATCGTCACGCTTCCTGTGGTGCCGGTCCAGCCGTCCAGCTGCAAACGCAACGCCCGGGCGATTGTTTTCACGCTTGTGTACGAAGTGTCGTAGCTGGTGAATTGCATCGTCACGACGCGCCCGCCAAGCGGCCCCGCGAGAGACTGCGCGTCCGTAGCCTGCACGCCCACTCTCTGATAGATCACAAGCGGAAGCGCCGTGCCTGTTGGTGCAATAAGCGGAAAAATCTTTGTGCCAACCAACGACGAAACGCTGGTCTGCGATGTCAGCCGGGCATAGAGAAAAGCTTCAGGGGCGTCAATCATGAAGCGGCCCTCTCGGTGCAGATAAGTTCGTGCGTCCAGCGGCGTTCACGCTCGTTGATCTGCCCAATCTCCAGCGTGCGGCTGTCGTAAATGACCCGCATGCTGGAAGTGAGCCCGGGCAGATACCGCATCGTGATTTTGTGCGTGCTGATCCCGATGGTTTCTGCGTAACGCTCTGCCTCCCGGCCGCCCAGCGAACGCACATCGGCCCAGACGGTCGCGAAATCGCTCCAAGTCAGCGACGTTTCGCCTACGTCATTGCGTGTCTGGCTGGGCTGCTGCACGGTCACCCGTGCCCACAGATCGCCGGCGTCCAGCGGCATTAGCGGTAGCTCCCCCAGCGAACGGAATCTAGCAGTGCCTTTGTGCCCATCGGCACTTCCGACAGGGCCGATTCGGCCGTCATTTCCCGGTTGCGCCACAGGTGGGCCACAAGCATCAGGAGGGCCGAACGCACGGGCGGTGGAACCTTGGACCCATCGGCCCCGTAGCCGGCCCACCACGTTACGCTGACGCTGTTCTGATCCATCAGGTGGCTGGGCCACGTCTTGCCGTACAGCGGGCGGATGGCCCCTGGCGTTTGGTTGCGGTCAATCCGGTACTCGGTGCCGGCCAGCGTCGTGGTTGTGCCGCTGACGGCCGGCGTATAGACCACCGTCACATCCGTGTAGGCGTCCACCGTGGCCATGGGCGGCCTCGGCAATTCGATATCCATGTTCGGCACCACGCCCTGGCGGCCTTCGGTGTTGTTCCCGTCCGCCCGCAGGCCAAACTGCATCGGGGAACCAA